TAAGATAATATTCACGTTTACGATTTTCACCTACAGGAATTAATGCTGGTCCATCCCAGTTATGAAGTTTGTTATCGAAAACATACGCAATTGTTCCATCTGCTTTTGTAAGCTTTTTAGATGGGGTGTACTTGTGGTTTGATTTTTGTTCCATATTAAAATAAATCTCCTGTTCCTTGATCGTAAAGATACACATGCTTTTTATATTCTCCAAGCATAGATTCGGCAACATAAATTGCTTGTGCTCCTGATACTGTAATTCCACGTGCACTTAAAGCATCTCCAACAAAATGTACGTTTGGATAATTAATTAGTGCTAAATTTTTATAATCTACTTTCACCTCAGGTGATAGGTATTTCACTTCAGGAATATACATACCCCAATCATCTTGTAATGTTGGGAATACTTTTTTCATATCCATAATAAAATCCATCACATACTTAAAATAACCACCCATTGCCGGTTCTACTACATGAGCAAGTGTATCTAAACTAATTTGAGTTGAAGTTACATTATTACCTTCAGATGTAGTTGATGGTTGACGAGATGGACTATAATACAAACCAGTTCCATTTGCCTGTACTTTATTTACTACCTCACGTGACCAAGTAAATGGATCTTCAATACCATTAATTTCCATCAAGATACCAAAGTTAGTCATATTGTTTCTATATGCTTCGTCTTTTTTAGCGTGACCATTGTAACTGTGATCTCCATATGTTTCTTCTACAGCAACATAAGCAGCATTATTATTAGTACAGAATGAACGTAGTGATACTCCTTTATTATCGAATTTTCTATATAACTTAAAGTCATATGAAATATCAATTAGTTTCTGGAAGTGTTCTTGTGGGGCTTCAAATCTAACTCCAATTTGTACTGATTTAGGTTCATCTGGTAGGTTATATTCTTGGGCTAATTCTTGGGCAAAATCAATTCCGGATTTACCTACGGCAAATATGAGTTCATCATATTTTATCATTTTTAGTTTACCTAATTTAACTGGTAAAGGAGAATAACCTAGTGAATTTTGTTTAAAATTGATATCGGTTACTTTAGTTTCCCACATAAAGATTACACCTTTAGATACTAAATAATCGTACCAATTTTTAGCAATTTCAGATAAATAATCTGTACCTACATGCCATACGGGGAATAAACGTAAACCGAAATATGGTTTAATAAATTCAGGTTCCTCAACTGGATTTGAACATTGTACTTCTTCAGGTTTAGGGTGAAAACGTTTAAAATTGATAATTACTTGATCCATCAATTCCATTGCTTTTTTCTCACCACAATATTTGGACAATTGACCTCCAATTGCAGTGTGATAAGTTAATTTACCATCAGACCAACCTCCAGCACCAAGAAAACCGGTCATTACTTCTTCAGGTTTACGTTGGTATGGATCTTTACCCATATCAATTACTGTGATCATTTCACCAGGATAACCGTTATCAACGAGCTTTGTTGCTGCGTTTACACCTGCTACTCCTGCTCCAACAATTACTATTTTCTTCATATTATTATCGAATGTTTAATGATTAAATATACATAAAAAAAGTGGCGTCTCCAAATTGGATGACGCCACAGCTGTCAAAATTTTTAAGAAAAGCGACGGGCTATGAATCCGTCTATAAATTAACTTACGGCTATTCCGTTATTGTCGTAATAAATCACACCAGCAGCTCCACAAGCTACTTTAACATCGTTTATTGTACTGTAAGTTGTACCTATAGGAACAATTGGGCTTCCACTAGCATCAGGGACTCTCCACAAATTAGTTAATATACTTGCTTGACTAAAAGCATATACTCTAATTTGACCTTGGGTTGATGTTGGAGCAATTATAAAGCAGTTACCTGCTGAAGGATCAGTAGCAAAATTTCTAGTTTTAACTATTTGGATACCCCAGTTAGCAATACTAGCATTACTTAATCCTCCTATAATGTTTGTGGTTCCATTAAAAGGTCCTGAGGGGAAGGTAATACCGCTTATTCCTTGAACGGTTCCTGCGTCATCACATAAAAATGAAAAGGGCATAATTTCTTATATTAATTTATTATAAATATTAAGCTGAAAAGAGTCCTGAAATGAATTGTTTTATTTCTCCTCCTTTAACTGCACTTAAAGCTCCTTCTAAAGTAGCTAAAGATAAATTTTTAGCTTGTAAAGCTTTTACTGCGGTAACGCCTGATGCTATTAGGAAAGTAGCTACTATTACATGGAAAATACCACTTGATATTTTTTTAGCTTTAGCAGGATCTTTAACAAATTTCTTAACAATAGCTTCTAAAGGTGCCATATATAAATGATGTAATTCATCTGCTATATGACCTAATTTAGTCATCCACTGATTATAAGCATCTTGATCTGTTGGTTTTTTACCTAATACTTTGTTAACCATAGCACCAGCTGCTTTACCAAATTTAGCAACTAATCCCATAATAGCTGGTAGTGCAATAGCAATACTTGCTACTGTTAATAAACCTTCGTTTGTTGATTTTGATGCTTTTTCTAATTCAGTATCCATAGTTTTTAATATTGAAGACATTTCGTCTTTTACATCATCAACTACTGATTGTTCTTTATCATCTAGATTAATATCAACTTCTTGTAAATTTTTTTCTAATTGACCTTCAGTTAAAAATTTTCTTAAATTAAATGTATCTGCTTGTCTCACGATTTGTGTATTTTTAATTTCAATGTTCCTGTTCCTTTAATGACTCTATGCCATTCATGTCTTTGTATAAATATTGGATCATTCATAGAAGTCGGTAATTGATTATCTAATTGAACTTTCCAATCTGTTTTACCAATTATCTCAACTGTTCTATTTTCATCATCACGATGCCATAAAAGTTCTATTGGATCTATATTTTCGTTAAATTCACGAATAATGTAGCTATCAGTAACTTCTATGTCAGTATATGGTTTACCAGAATCCACTAAAGTTTGATTTTAATCCTAATAATTTGGCATATCTTGGTAATCTACATGACCAATATGATGCTTTTGTTTTATCAGTTTTAGCAGGGCAGTTATGTCTTTTAGAAAAAGCTGCTCTTGCTTTTGGGTTATTAATTTTAGCAGACATTCCTGCCTGTCCAAATGATACTTTTTTAATTTTTTTAGTTTTAGGATTACGAACGTAAACATAAAACTTTTTAGAACCACCACGTTTTGGTTTTCCAATTGGTGGATCTTTCTTTTTTGGTTTTGCTTTAGCTTCATCTAATTCTTCTTCGATTTCTTCAAAGATAAAATCTAAAGGTACTTTTTGACCTTCATATAAAGCAAATTCACCTAAATCTGTTTCTAATAAAATACCTAAATCGTCTTCATTAGTTATTTCAATAATACCACGAGAATATAATGCTCTTGCTTCGGCCCATAAATTAAAATAATTTGATGAACCAGCACGATATACATGTTCTGTAAGCGGTTTTTTATTGTCTATATGGTATTTTAAACCCTCAGACAGTATCTCACGCGGCGCTACACTTTCATTAAGCATAAGCGCAGGTTTTTTGGTATCACAAGTATTACATCCGCAGCTACACATATGTTATAAATATATTATTTTATAGCTTCATCATAAGTTAACTCAGTTCGACCACCAGCAAGTTTACCATCTTTATAAGCATGTGAAGAGTTATAAACGATAGGACGTAAACCATTTGTTGCAGTGCGAGTTACATCATGACGAACAACTAATATTGGTTCATATTGGGTACCTTCAATATCAGATAATTCTGAAAATATAGTACCTGATTTTATATTAAGGGTATTTCTGGTAAATGTAAAATCTTCAGATGAAAATGTATGTTTTATAACAACAGTTTTTGGATTATCTGTACCAAAAACAATAGATTCATTTTCATTATCTGGGAGATCTGTGATTACTAAACCACCTAAATCTGTATTTGTTTGGGGGTTGTATAAACGATATATATCTTTTTTATCTGTTTCTTTTAATGCCACATTAGGAAATGGACTATCTAAAAGTTTTTTAGATAATTTAAGCATTAATTGTTTGTATCGTCTATCAGCACTTTCCCACATTTCAGCATTAGCTTTTTTAAGAGAAATATTTGCTATTACACTACCACTATCATCTAATAATTGGACATCTGCTTTTTTACCACCAGCTGTATCAGTTCCTACTCCTTTAGCAGATGCTACTTTGTTATATATTAAAGTTTTATTTGTACCTCTAAATACAACATTAATAGGACCATCTTGAGCATATTCATTAATACTATCTACAAGCATTTGTTCATTATCTAAACCCGCAGACAAACCACCTTGTCTTTCTTTTGGTTTAACAATAACTGCTGTTCCATCATCTGCAATAATAGCTCCAAGTGATGAACCTTTAAAATTCATATCATAGCGTGAACCTTCTAAATCTTTTAACAATTTATCCATTGTAGATTTGCGTTCACTTCCTTTAGTTAATAAACGAATTTGTTTACCACTTTTTATAATAATGTCTTCAGGAGCATACCCAGCATCAATTAATTCATTTTTTATATCTTCTGCTGATTCGTTTATAAGAATAGTTTGATATAATTCAATATCTAAAGATTCTAATAACGATTGGAAAAAAAGAACATCCTGATCATTGTTCATGTCAGGATATCCTTTTTCAAATTTATAAGAAAATTTATTTAAAAACTTATCGAATATATTCATAATTAAGCTGGTGTTTCTTCTTCAGCTGGTGCTGCTACTTCTTCTTCCCCTGTTTCTTCTGTTGGGGTTGCTTCGGCGCCGCCTTCTGCTGTGGTTTCTGCTTTTTGACCATATGCTAAAATTCTTGAAATTGCTTGGGCAGCTTGCTCTTCTTCCCCTAGGTTTAACAAATAATATTTTTTACCTTCAACTTGAGCAATCCAACTTCTCTCAGTATAAATTAACATAAAGTTTTCATCGTTACCAAGTACAATTCGGAAAGTTGTTGGTCGTGGTGCTACCCACTCTATATCTGTCATGAAGACCTCATATTGATCTGTTAATAGATCTATGATTACTTCTTTAAGTTTTGGGAATTTAACTAAAACTGGAAATTTTTCAGCGTCAAGAGTAACTTCACCACCTTTATCTAAATCGATGGTCTTAGCTTTGTACGTTTTTTGTACAAGAGCTTTAATCTTATCTCTTAGTTCGCTTTTTTTCATTATTTAGATTTTAATTGCTTAGCTAATTTTTCTTCAGCACTAATTTCACCTTCCATCATTGGTTCACCTTCATGAGGTTCTTCACCTGTTAATGCATCTACTGC